GGTGTTGGCAGGCCGCAGAGCGATACCGTTGAGCGATAGATGCCGTGTCGAGAGGTGCTGCGGAGGCGCGTTGTAGCTGCCCTGGTTCGCGATCATCAGGCCGGTCACGCGGGTGAGGAACACGCCCGTACGCAGAGCCAGGCGCTTCAGCGACTCGTCGAGCCATTGGATCAGGTCTCCGGTTGTCCAGTACACGAGGTCCGCACGCGATGCCGCGTGCAGGTCCGGCAGCTCGTTGTCGATCACCTGGTTGATGTCGACTCCGCCCAGCCCGCCGCCGACGCCTGTGCCGCCGCCCGGCAGCACCTGCCCCCACAGGATTTCATTCCAATTCGCCATGACTTAGTGGCAGTTAAACTGAGTGCCGGTGAACACGGCGATCGCGCCCGTGCCGCTACCTGTGCATGGCGCGCTGTTCGGAGTGCCGTCGGTTATGTACAGTTCGATGCCCGCCTGTAAGCCGGGTATGCCGGCGACGATGTTGGCCATCGCGGTCTTGTACAGAAAGCCGGGAGTCAGAGGCGCGGAAGCCAGGGCACGCTGGCAGAGTCCGGATGTCGTACCGGAAACGATGTTGCCCGCCTCGGCGATCTGCGCATTGTTGCCGCAGACTACCGCATAGTTGCTGCCCCCCTGAATGATAATATTCCCGACCAGGTTCATGCCGGTCGAGGCGTTGATCTGCACGGTAGGCAGGGTCGCGGAGTTCTGGTTGAACTGATTGGCTACCAGGGTCAGATTATTCTGGGTGATCTGCGTCGATCCGACCTGACTGCCGATCATGGTGTTGAGCTGCCCGGAGATCGGGAAGTGCGCCGCAAAGTTATTGGACTGCGACGTATTGCCGCCCACTCCGCAGGAGAGCGCATTCACGTTCACTAGACGGTTTTGGGTGCCTCCGATGTAGAGACACCTTCCCTGATTCTGGAAGAACAGCACGTCGGTGATATTGATGTTGGTTGCCGAGGAATCCAGCTCGATGCCGATGGCCGCTGTGTTGGTAGCCCACGGCGCACCGCTGTACGGCATACCTTCGTACTGGATCGTGACGTGATTGATCTGGCCGCCGTACCCGTTGATGTAGAGGCCGCCCGAATAATCGTTGTTCAAGTAACTAAGATGTCCGCCAAGCCAAAAGCCGCTCTGCGCTGCGTGAATGCCCCATCCTCCGTTGCCGAAAGTCTGCACGCCCCCGAACCAGACACCACCGTTGCCGGTGTGGGTCGAGTTATTGACATATTCGATGCCGTGCTGGCCCGCAGCTACGGTGATGATGTCGACAAAGTGTCCCTGACCCCCTCCGAGCGTGATGTTGTCGAGCACCGAACCGGCCACGATCAGGTTGTCGGCTTGGCCGTTGCCGCCTCCGCCGTCCACATAGAGCCCCTGGTAGAATTTGCTGATACTGACATCGTTGATCGACCAGTTATTGGCCAGTGCCGGATTGCCCGAGCAGCCGCCGCCGCAGGTGTGGATGCCGATGGACGAGGTCGGCGTGCCCACCTGGCTGAGCATGCAGCCTCCAGACATCGAAAAGCCGTCAAACACCACGTTGAACATGCTGCCGGTCAGCGCATTGTATTTCAGCTGCACGCCTGCCGTGCCGTAGCTGTAGGCCGCTCCGCAGTTCACGCTGCCGACGTTGGGCGGGGTGGTGGGCGCATAGAAATTGTAGGTACCCGCCGTAGGCGCAAGAAACGGGCCGAGCGTCCAGGCCTCGGCGAATCCTGCCGATGCGCTGTTGATGGCGTAAGGGCCGGAGTGCGCGTTAGGACAGTTCAGAATCATCTGCCCGTTGACCTGTCCCGAGGTGCCCGTGCCGCCGGTGATCGCGCAGGCCTCCGACGGGCCGGTGCCGCCCGACACGTACACGTTGTGCAGGTAGTCCGAGCCGTTCATGCCGATCGGAACCACGGGGAACGTGACCGTAGTGTTGCCCGCGATCAGCGGTGTGGACGGCTTGACCGCCGCGAAGTTGTACAGGTTCGGGTTGAGCGTCGATACCACCGCGGCCAGGTTGGTCATGTTCGGGCCGAGTACGCTTTCGATGGACTTGATCTCCGCAGTCGTCGAGTTGAAATTCCAGGCCGTGATGAAGGCCGAGACAATCGCGCCGGCGTTGTGACCGGCAGCCGCCGTGTGATTGAAGCCGCGCCCGTCCACGTTCGGGCAGCTCGAGTGCCCGACGTTCATAGTGGAGCCGACAATCGAACAGACCGAGATCTGCTCGTTATCGATCGTGACCAGTTCGTTGGCGACAAACTTAGCCGCGGTCACTACGGTGAACGAGGTTGCCGTCGTGTTCAACGGCGTCGTGAGCACGGTCTGGGCATTGTCGGTGGCCACCTTCATGTTCTGATCGGTGGCCACCGCGCCCGGGAACACGGCAGTCTGAGAGCGCAAACAGACTGCCGCCGGGAACAGACACACGAGTAGCAATAGAGAGCGGAATGGGGTCATGTAAAGAATCTCTTTACTTACTTACCTGCGGCTTTTGCCGTAACCTGTTCGATCAGCCGGGAGCGGTCAAAGAGGGCCAGCTCCATCGGTAAAATATCGAAATTCGCCGCCCGGCTCCTGGCCCGCACAAAGTCACCCAGAACGGTCATGCGGTCCAGAAAGCGGTTCAGATATTTCATGCCCCGCTGCAGGCCTTGCGCGCCTTCCTTCAGGCGCACGCGATAGATGCCGTAGTCGACCAGATCAATGTGATACTCTTCCGGGATCTCGGGAAACTGATCGCCCACGATCTGCACCGGAGCGCGCGCATACGTGACTGTCAGCTGCGTGTCTGCGTTCACCTGCGGAGTGATCGCGAACAGGTTGAATCCCATGGCCACGTACCGCGCAGGCGTGCCGAGCGTCTGCTGCCATTGCTCGTTGGCCGCGTCCAGCTGTTTCAGCGTGGCCGGCCGCAGCCGTCCCGCGGGCCCCAGCACCCGAAGCGGAACCAGATAATCCGGAAGCACCGTGCGAATCCCGAAAAACGCGGTACCGGCCGTCGCCGTGAACGGCGCGGTAGCCTCCAGACACAATGTCAACAGGGTGACCAGTTCCTGCCCTTCGTTGATCACGGCCAGGATCTCGGCAGGGATGCCGCCGGCAGGGTCCGCGGTGATCGAGAGCGAAGCCGGGTACGAGTCGTCGGCGCGGATCAGAATGCGCTGTGCGATCTCGGCAGAGGTCACGGTCGTTGCCAGCGGTTCAGCCGGTGCCGTATCAGATAGTCCGGCAGGCGCATGCGCGTGACCGGCTGCCGCAGGGCCTCGTTGGCTCGCATGGTGGACAGTGCCCGCTGCGCCTCGGCCGCGGCCAGCTGCGCACCGTTGTAATCCTTCTGCAGGCGCAGGATTTTGCTGGACACTCCTTCGACCAGCGCGGTAGCGGGCTCCATCCAGGCCGCAAAGGCCGCGCTGCCCGTTCCCGGCTGTAGCAGTTCTGCGGTGTAGTGAAACGGGATGCCGATGGACGCGTCCGGGCATGGGTACAGCTCCACCTGCATATCGGGAGGGGTATTGGTGTCGTCCATGAACGACGCCCAGTTCATGGGAGTGCCGAAGGTCGGACGGCTGGGTGCGGACAGGTTCAGCTGGTCCCGCGACAGGCGCTCGAGCGGACCGAGGTCCGGTGTGGTGAAGGCGTTGTCCTCGAGGATGCGGCAGTCGGGCGGCATGGCGTAGATCGACTGGTAGACCGAATAACCTGCCAGCGTGTTGCCGGTGCCCTGGTAGGGACGGTCGAGTATCCCGACAAGCGTATTGAGATAGGTGAACCCGTAGAACGCGTTGTCGCCGGTCACCCGAAACTGCCTGCCCGTCATGGCCCCCGTCCACGAGCCTCCGGCCAGTGTGACGACGGTCGAGCCGGCCGTTACGGTAACGGTACCGGTCTGGTACGGCGCGACCGTTTGCAGGACCAGCGATTTCTCGAGCCGCGACCAGGCCAGCGATTGCAGGATTTCGCCGTACCTGTCGCTTATGTAGCCGTCCAAAACATCGGCATCGGTGCCGGGGTACTGCTTGAGCATGCGCATGCGCAGCGTGCCGAGAGTCATCGTGCCTGCACCGATAGCGTATAGGTGATCGAGGCCGAGGCCACCAACTCGTAGCCCAGGTACGAGCCCCATGGCCCGTGCCGCACCAGTCCCGCGCCTAGCGTGCGGATGCCCTGCGCGGTTCCTGCCGTGTCAGTCTGCAGTACTGACGGGTCGTTAGCCGAGACACCGGGAGCAGCGCCCGTGACTGTGGCCGGTATGGTGTTCTGCGATACCAGCCGGGCCGTGAACGTTTTGGGGCCGGCCGTGACCTGCGGGAAATGCACGAGGTCCCAGCTGCCGTATCCGTCTCCGGTGGTCAGGTAGAAATCAGCAGTGCCCGATGCCGCGGTGACCTGCAGGGTAACGACCAGCTCGCTGAACCGGTCTAACTCCGGCTCGAACGCCGGCGCGGAAAAGTTGGCGGTCTTGGTAACGGCACTGGCGAGCAGGACATGGAATACATCTCGTTGGGTTCTTCCCATTTTGCCTCCGGTTTTGAGGGGCAGAAGCCGGTAAGCTCCTGCCCTTCTGCTAGCCCATGCGTTTGAACTCGCACGTGATGACCACGTTGGCCGCGGCGGTCGTCGCGCTGGGCGCCCACATAGCGAGTTCGTCGCCGTCCGCGAATTGCGAATTGGCAGCGGTCGCGTGGAGCACGCCGTTCTGGTTGGTGTCCGCCGGCTGCGTTAGATCGAAGGCCGTCGCCAGACACGGCAGGCCCGACGCCTTAGCCGTGCCGGACGGGACCTTCGTCGGCATGACGGTGCCGGCCGACCCAGCCGTCTCGTGCCGCTCCCGGGCCGAGGTAAGCTGCCAGACGGGACCGGTGGCGCTCGCGCCGGTCGGGTCCCGCGGAATGTTGATCGCCGGGAAAATGTAGACGCCGCCGTAATTCGTCGATGTGGCCGCGTCCGCTCCCTTCAGGACGAACTGAACGGTTAAGCGGGAGAGCCCGACCTCGCCTCCGCCTCTGCGCTGCGCGGTCGAGCCGGGAACCTGGGAGGTGCGTTGACTGCCGAAACGGGTTTCGCCTCTCGCCATAACTTAGGCCCCCGGATTTCCATAGATCCCGCGCCAGCCGTAAAACCCGAAATCGGCGCGGTACCGCATGTACACGTAGCCGACCTCGTTCTTCTCGAGGTAATCGGACTTGGTGTAGGGCTGCTTGCGCCACAGCCACATGGTTTCGGTGTCGTTCGGAGGAGCGACTAAGAACCAGGCGTCCGGGTCGGTCAGGAACGACCAGATGATCGGGTCGATCGTGCCGCCGTTCTCGGTGTACTTGAAGGCGTTCGTTGCGCGGTTGGCGGTGTCCGAGCGGTCCTGAGATTTCAGGATCTCGTACGCGTTCCAGCGATTGCTGGGATGGATCAGCACGTTGGGAGTCGGCAAGAGCTGCAGAAAACCCTCGTGCGTTTTGGTGACTTCCCAGTCGGTCATGGCCAGCTCGAGAGAGGTGATGTCGAGGTCCGCGGCGGTGCCGAGGTTGGTCTGCGTGCCGCCGGCTTTCACTAACGGGTGGATGGCGGAGCACAGAGGCTGTCCGTCCGGGCCGGGGTAGTTGGTGCCGTCGAAGGCGTTGTTGTAGACGCTGGCTCCCTGGATCTCGATCGTCTGGTTGATCGAGTTGGCGAGAGCAACTGCGCGCTTCGAGATGATGCCGACCTGGTCGTCTTCGACCAGCTCCTGCGAGGCCGCGATGCCCAAGCCGAACTTGGCCGGCTTGAACGTCTTGTTGTAACCCTGTACGAAGGTATCTACCGGGGTGTCCGCGCCTTCGTTGATCTTGCTTGCGAGTCCTACGCCGGCCATCTGCGAGAACTGCTCGATCATGCGGTTGGTGGTGTCGGTGTTCAACAGCTTGGCGTATAGCTGCTGCTTCTGGTTGTAGGTTTTCCAGATCTTGGCGTTGAGCGCCGGCAGCATCGTGGTGTCGAAGAAGTCGGAGAAATTGCCGCGAATCATCATGGTTAGATACCTGCCTTTTGGTCCGCTCCGACCAGGTTATTGAAGGTGACTTCTACGCGGGCAAATGCTGCCGCCACGTTGTCGGGAGACTCCCACAGCTTGCGTACCTTGAGATCCCACGTGTTGGTTATCGCGAGCGTGCTCTCGTCCAATTGGTGTTTGGAGAGCTTGAGGGAGGGGTTGCCTGCGGTCAGTTTGATCTTGGCGCACAGACTGAGTGAGGCGGGAACTAAGAAGATGGCGCCGGTGCCGTCTCCCTGTGTCAGGAAAACCGCTCCGCCGTCGCCGAGAACTACGAGGTGATCGGTCGCGGTCGAAGCCGCGCCCCAGATCAGGTTGACTCCCAGCACCGGCGTGCTGCCGGGTGAGATGGCTGCGTCTATGCATGCGGTGGGCTTGGTGCCTGCCGCTGCGTGAGTAACTGCGTCGTTGATGAACAGGGCAGTCCCGTAGCCCGCCAATTTGTGGGCCGCGACCGCTTCTACCTGCCCGCCGGCCATCGTCCGCATGAGCGGACGGAACCCGAACGGGTTATTTACATTTGCCATTCTTCGCTCCTATTTGAGTTGGGGAACAATTGCCTCAAGGGAGCGAAGACTTCGACGTCTGAGGTGATCCGTCCTCGGCGTTCCGGGGGGCTGTTTTAGGCCACAATGAAACGCACTGGCTTCGCAGGGGTGTTACTTACTGACTAGTTACTAACTTCGCGTAATTCGCTGGCTTCGGCTTTTAACTGCTGCTTCAGTTTGGCCTCTGCACAACGGGCACAGAACTTACCGCAGCTTCCGTTCCAGCGGTCAAAGACTTCTTTGCTGGCGCGTTTGGGACACGCCGCGCACTTGACCTGAAGATATTTGAGATAGGCCACAACGTCGTTCTTGACCCGCAGCTTCCGGTGCGTGCGTTCTACCGTGCTCCCGCAGCTTCCAGACTTCGCAAACCCCGCAGCTTCCGAGCCAATCCGGCGGCACCGCAGCTTCCACGGTGACGGGCATGCCGCAGCTTCCCGCACATCGCAAAGGCGTCCCGCAGCTTCCCGGCCAGTTGGGCACCACCCGCAGCTTCTACCGGTGAACTGCCCCGCAGCTTCCGCGACCAGGCGGGCCGCATGCCGTAGCTTCCCGGTGGCCAAGCGAACAGCCCGCAGCTTCCGGCAATTCGGTCCGCCTGCCCGCAGCTTCCTGTCTTCCGAACCTGGTCCC